ACCCAGTGTTGTTGGAGTCGTAGAAGAGGGGGGCGCGGGCACTAGCCGAAAACTGGGTGTACCCGCCGGGGTTAAACGTAACCATATCCCCGTCGTTATTGTTATAAACCCTTAAAATAGTGCTTTCTTTATATATCAACCAGTTATAACTGGACGAGTTTTGAAACCCGATGCTAGGGTAGTTTGTTGCGTATATTGATACACCAGTAGTGCCATACATGTTGGTTGTATAGTCATTGCCGCCCAACCCCATATACCCAGCCATCTTTGCAGAGGCGGTACTGGCAAGGTCCATGTAATACAAGGTGTTGGTGGCGGCGTAGTACTGGTTGGCATATAGCTGGCCCGCGCCCGTGTTATTTCCATACGTGACTATTTCATACCACGGTCTATACGTTGTTCCCCATTTTCCACGGAGCCACCAACGATTTGCCGCATCCGCAGCGCCAACCATTTGCCAACCATAAGACCCACTACTGCCGTCGCGGTAGTGCATGGCTTGTAAGCCTTGGGCATGGACATACCCAGCACCTTGGGGATGATCCGTGCTTGCGCCCCAAATATCCATAAAACAAGAGCCAAATTGTACAAACGCCGCGTTCCATGTAACTGTATTTGACCAGCCCTGGGAGCCAACGTAATAGTTAGCGTCGCTAGTGTTGGGGGCGCGGTTATAGAACCACTGGTTTAGCCCAAGCCGCCCATACATATTTGAAGTCCACCCCGCAAGGTTTGACGTGCTGGCGGGATCAACGTAATACGCGGTGTCGTTGGAGTCGTAGAAGATGGGGGCGCGGAATGATCCGGTTACAATGCCGACACCGTTGTCGCTATCTAAGAAAATCCTGGATGTTCCCCCAGAGGCAACATAAAAGCCCCAGCCAGTCTGGCCCAATCCTGGACTAGCCGTGCCGGTACCTACTGTGTACCCAACGCCGTACATATTTCCAAGTGTAGTGCTGGCTGGTTGGTAAGCGCCGCCAATAGTATAAATTGCCGCTGAACTATTACCATCCGTGCTTGTTGGGTAGTTGCCCTCCATATATCCAGCGGCAGACGAATTGCGCCGCAAATATCCCGCCATATTTATCTGGTTGACGTTTGACGTGCTGGCAAAGTCACCGTAGTACCCGGTGTTGTCGGAATCGTAGAAGATGGGGGCACGGAGCGATCCGGTTGCCTGGAGGTAACTGCGGGTTGTTAAAATAGTACCTGAATGGTCAATTGATAGGGCAGTTTTTGAACCAGCAGCATAGCTGTCGGTTGTTGCCAAGTACATCTTGGTGCCGTATGCACCGGAACCCTGGACATAAATACCAGCGTGCGCTTGTGTTGTCGTTGTGCCGCCATTCCACGTAACACCAGCCGCATAATCCGCTGTGGTTTGCCCGTTGAAGTGAATACCGTAAGTACCCGTCCCTGGCGTTGTGGTGTTAATTGCCGCTTGGTATGCGGATTGGATTGCGGTGGCTGTTGTGCCTGCCACGCTTGAAGTGGACCCCGCGCTACCGGTGATACTGATGCTCCAAGTGCCCGAAGCACCGCCGCCTGTCAGGGTGGGGGCGTAGCTGTTGTAGTTGCCTGCGGTGAGGACTTGACTGCCGTTTTGGGTAATTGCGCCTACAGCATTGAACGCCCCCTGGTCGGTAAAGCTGAACCGGGTCGTTGGCGTCCCAGCTACGCTGGTCATAAACCGATAGGTCCAACCGGTGTTATCCCCAAACTGCAAATAGTAAGTATTAGGGCTTGCGGCATTGCTGATCGTGTAATTGCCAGATATTGTTCCGCCAGTCAAATTAGCGGCGCTTCCAGCAGATCCAGTGGTGTTCTGGTTAAACGTAGGCCAAGTAAATGTGCCCGTGCTGAAGTTGCCCGACTGTGGGGTTCCCAAAATAGGCGTGACGAGCGAGGGGCTGGTAGACAGCACAACAGACCCTGTGCCCGTGGAAGAAGTTACGCCCGTGCCACCACTTGCTACCGGGAGGGTGCCGCTGACGTGCGTGGCTAAGCCAATCTTGCCCCAGCTTGGGGCTGAACCCACACCGCCGGAAATCAGTGCATTGCCGACCGCTACGTCTGCGAGTTTGGCCAGAGAAGTCGTTGTATCCGCATACAGCAAATCTCCCACAGCGTAAGTACCGAATCCAGTACCGCCATACACAGGACCAATAACACTCCCGTTCCAAGTACCAGCAGTGAGAGTACCAACACCTGTAATTCCTGTATAAGAACCAGACAGCCGCCCCGTAGGGAGCGTCCCAGATGTGATGTTGGTGGCATTGGTTGTGTCCGTGGTGGCTGAAGCTGCGAGGCCAGATACCGCACCTGCTGCGATGGCAATGGCCGTATTGGTGACCGAAGTGATCTGCCCTTGGGCGTTGACTGCCACGACTGGGACAGAACTTGCGGAGCCGTAGGTAGCCGCCGTCACCCCAGTGTTGGCAATGTTGAATGTGTAGGTAGGGGACTCAGACAGCCCCGTCCCTGCGGTGTAGGTAATGGGCGCAGCAAACTGCTGGAAAACAATCGCCGTTGTGCCAACTGTTATCGGAGGTGCAGTCTGTTGTACCCAAGCGGTGTTGAGATTGACCGTACCGCCGGTCACCAAGAAAAAGTCACCCTCATCAATCTGGTCAACGCCTGTCCCAGCGGTATCAAAGTCGGTTGACCGGGTCAGTATGTACGGCGTCCCAGCGGAGCCCACCTGCGTGACCGTGTACACACCGTTGTTTGCTTGCGTGGCTTCGTTCTTCACCAGTATTCGGTTTGAAGCAGCAGTAAGCGTTGAGTCCACAGACAAAGCGCCGTTGGCGGTCGCCGTGAGCGTAGCTCCCACCCCAGAAGTGCCATTGTTGTAAGTGTTTGCGGGCAGGGCTGCGGTAGTCGCCAAATCCACTGCTTCGTGGAAATGAATGCCCGATGCAATGGCGTCAGCGTACTGCTTGTTGACAATATCTGTGTTGTTGACCGGGGTTGTAGAAACTGTTCCCGCAGTGATATTGGCCGTGCTGATGTTGGCCGTGCTGGTGCCCAGTGTGCCGATGTCAAGAACGTCAACAGCCAGCCCAGCCGCGCTCAGATAAACCGAACGCGAAGACGGGTAGGTCACAAAGACGTTCTTGGTGCCCGAAGCAAAAGAAACCAATGACCCTGCGTTGCTGGAAGACAGCACGGTGGTACGGGACAGGGTTGTGCCCGATGAGGTGTACGTACCAATACCAACTTCCCAGTCCCCTGTAATCAGGTCTACGATGGTGTAGTACGTGGTGTTACCGTCGCCAACCGTGGAAAACGACTGATACCCAAGAACGGCTCCACCAAGCGTGACAGTGCCCGTCCCAGTGGTTGTGGTTATTTCTTGTACCCTGTCTTTTACTACAAGTGCCATATTTATTCCTGCGTTTGTATGGGTTGCCAATTATCTGTTTGCGTGGTGTCCACACCACCCCATATTGGCGTTTGCGCGGTGCTAATTGTTGCCCAATTATCAGTTTGTGCGGTGTTTATTTGATCCCAGGTAACCGCTTGTACTGTGTTAATTGCCCCCCAATTATCAGTTTGGTCATTGTCAATCAACTCCCACAAGAACCGAGCGAGTAGTACATCAGCCCCTACCGCACTCTCCTGTATGGTAACAAGAAAGACGGACACAGCCAGAAGTAAATCAAAAGCGGATGCTGCTTCGTTAACAGCAGCACCAAAAATAGACGGGGCCACTAAAACGCTATCAGCCGCCGCGCCAGCCTCACCTACTTCTACCTCAAACACGGTAGCGGCAGAGGGGGTGTCTAAAGCTGTAGCTACCTCTTCTAGCGTTGAAAACAAGACGCCATTGGCACTGGCGGTATCCAAAGCGGTTGCCAACTCTTGAATGAATACGCTGTACTCAAGTCCCGCAAAGAGTAGATCAGATGCGGTGGTGGTTTCAGAGATTAAAGCTGCAAAATCTGCTTGGGCTGCGACAGTCTCTGACACACTGGCAGTATCCGCGTACACCGCTTCAAAAGTTGCCAAAGAAGCAACCGTGTCTGCTGCTGTGGCAACGTCTTCAATGTACGCCGGGAAAATCACCAAAGCGGACGGTGTATCCAGGGCAGTGCTTGTGTCTTCTACAGACGCATTAAAAACGGACTCCGCAACAAAAACAATTTCGCTGGCTAAAACCGTTTCTGCGTTGATTGGCGCAAACAAAGCAACTGCGTTGTTTGTATCTAACGCCGTTACAGCTTCATCAATTGCACTGTCATAAATAGCACTCGCCTCCGCTAAGGCAGCGAAAGGGGCAGCGGCAAATGCGGATGTACCGAACACAAAGGATTACGCAGCATCAAGACTGAACGTGTAGGTCACATTCAACGTGTCTCCGCTCACCACGGTACGATCACCAGGAGACTGGAAATTGGCTTCAGAGAACAAAACCCCCGAAGTGCCGCTGCTCACAGTGCAAAGGAACGCGCCTGCAACAACACCACCAGCGCCCGAAATGGTAAATGACGATGGCGAAGCTGAGTTGGAAATAACAGATGGGTCAGCGGTGGTGGCCGTACCAAACGTTACGGACTTGCGTGCGCCACTGTAGTTGGTAAACTCAGTCCAACCAGCGTGACTAGCAAGAGTGTCAGCGGCAGCGTATGTCGTACCAGAACCCGGTCCGGTCACCAACCCTAAGAAAAACGCCGCCGTGTAAGCGCTGCCCTTGAAGTACTGGGTGTTCATGCTCTGCAGTCCCTCGTTGACCACGAGGTTGTGCATTTTGTCTTCCCACTTTACGTTGCCGTCCTTGTCCAAACACTGAATGTGGAACACGCCGCCGCCACGCGCACCGTTTTGCAAAGCCGTACTAGCAACCAAACCGGCAGTTACGGTATCAGTAGATTTGGCTTTTTCGTTAAACATAGAGTACTCCTTAGGAAGATCGAATGAGTGCCGATGTGCTGGTGTTTGCAGGCATCGTGATTAAAAATGTGGTGGTAGATGTTTTGTTACTGCCAAAATCTAAAACTGCCACTGACTTGTTGCCTTGGGTAAAGTTGTAAATCAAGGCGCACCGTGCCGTAATTGCTCCGGTCCAAGACACATTAGCAAACCCTACATAAGCCGTAGACCCAGATGTGTTGACCGTGATCCCAGTCATCTGAACGCCGCCGGCCACATATGTGCCTGTGGCCGGTACTTCATCAGTTGAGCTGTATACCGTAGTGTCTTCGTTCAAGTTGGCATTGCCTGTATACAGAGCAATCTTGATCACATCAGTGGTCAAATCATGGATGCCTTGATACAGCTGCGCTTTAAAACTAGTAGTCTGGGTTTGAACAATGCTCATACAACAGGGTTCCTAACCTGACCATCGCGGTATGCATCCATACGTTGCTTGGCATCACCCAAATTTTTAAGCAGTATGATTGCTTGGGCGTATCTGTCTTGGTACAACTTTACCAAATCTGGCTCACCCTTCATGTACGTAATGGCCTCTACCATCGTGCCATTGAACAAAGCAATATCAAAGTTATCGCCCAACCACGTTGTTCCAGCAGTCACAATGGATTCCGGATAGTAATAATAGTGCAGCTCTGCGTTGTAACTAACATCTGGCGTTGGCCCAAGAATAAAAGACAACTCATTTATAGCAGCAGACTGTGGTCCAAAAATAGCGTAATGCTGGGGCTTTCCATAATCTGTTGGATTAGGGTAGCACTCACGCATAAAGTTAACGTCTTTGTTAAGTAAAAACAAATAATCTCCACCGCTTACTGGATAAAGTGCCAGAGAGTAGGATGATAGAAAATCAGTTGGGCAAGACAAATACTTGTTTTGTGCGGTTACTAAACCCGTAACGTTTTTACGAAGGTTTGCAACCTGAACAGTATTGTAAATACGCTGCTCAGCCTGTTTGATCATTGTGTTCATATCCGTTGTATCAAACGTATTTTCACAATAATCGCTAACAGCGACTACCAACTGAGCGTATGTCATTGTCATTTTTTACCTTAACCCATAGGCCCACGGGCCATTACGCCCTTGGTAGCTGCACCAGTGCCACGAATTTTGATGCCGTCAGTTTTAGTAGGCTTGTAGTTGCCCTTACTAATGCCAGCAACGCTGGGGTTCATTTTTTCCATGACTTTTGCACCAGGGGTGTACCGCGAATCTTCCTGAATGGTAAATTTACCACCCTTCATGTTGTGCGGCTCGGCATAAGTGGCGGCATCACCAACCTCTTTGCCCATCATTTTTTTGCTGTATTTACCCATGTTAGCTCCCACGCTGGTTCATTGCACGAGACATGTTCTTGCCATAGGTCTTGCGGTCTAAGCTGGTAGGACCGCCCTTTTTAAGCTTCAAAGTGGTAGATTTACCACCCTTGTGCTTTTGGGAGTCATGTTGTTTAAAGGCTTTTTTGATCATTGCCTTGTCTTGTGCCGCATCTTTCTTGTCCATGATTGCTCCTAAGTTACGCTTACCGTTACTGTACCAACACTTGTGGTCGATACCAAGTAGTTTGGCGTCAATTCCACATCAAAAAGCCGCGATCCACCCACAGGGTTCCAACCCCACTGAATGTCTCTTGATCCCCCGCCTGGGGTTCCATATCCATCTAGACCAATTCCTGGGTTTACATCGTTAATCTGCAACCCGCTATTGCCTGATGCAACATAACTAACATCCGGCCGCGGCTCTCTGACCGCCTGAGGATCTTGAACTGGATACAAACCAAGAGAAAGTTGTGGTTGGTCAGGGTCCCAGCATTCTGGACAAACCTTAATCTCAAACAACTTTGTCTTGATAATCTCCTTCTTCAGCTCCTTTAGCTTGTACCTTTGTCCACACCGATCACATTCGGCAATTGCATACTTACCTGATGCGTATTGCGTAGCCATGATTAATAGAACATTTGACGCGGTGCTAGCCGCAAAGAAGCCTTTTCACGATCATTTGTTGCCGCCCAAGCATATTGCTCTTCATAGACCGCTTTAAGTTCCTGCGTTCTAGCCATTGCTTCAGGAACTTTCATGGATAGATAGTAGGACAAGCCGGAAATCAAGGGAGGAATCATGCGAAATGGAATATCTTGTGTACGGGCGCCAGCTCCAGCATCTTGCATCCGGCGCATTCTCCAGTACACAAACGTGTAATCCCCGCCGGCATTGGGCGTGGGCCAGACATTGATATTTGGGATGTACGTGGCATATACCGAATCACCTGCCGTATGAGGCGCTGCAGTTGTATTTGATTGGCCGCGAACGCAGTTCTGCAGCTGGTTGCCGTCCAGGTTTGTGTAATTAATGATCTCACTACCGATTGTGATGTAACCGGCCGAACCAATGTTTGCCACACTTGCAAGAGTAATTACCGTGTCAGTTGCGGTAATTGTTGTACTTAACGTTGAAGCTGCAGTTGCATTCGTATTACCAGACTGCCGATCAATCCAAACCTGTATAGGCCGGCCTTGGGCATACTTGTTGGGGATCTGAGAGTACGTTGTTTCAGAGATTCGCGTGATATTGATGTCAATTTGGTTTAAGCCAGTGCCATTGCGAACTACATGGTCCAGCAAATCAATCGTATCAATAGGCAAAGCATAGGTGAGCTGTCCCGTGTTAAGAACAATCTCACCTTGCTCAATGGTCCACAGATTGATGCCTCGGTTTGCCCACTCAATGGTAAGCAAGTTCAAGCTACGCCGCGCAGTGCGCAGCTGGTAGCCCGTTCGCATCTCAACCCCACAGCGTTCATATGCCTCTTCGGCAATTTCTTGAAACTGAAGGTCAAAATCTGTGGTACCTGTTGTGGTCATTATTCTTCTGCCATTTCGTGCAAAGGAATTGCTTCTTCCAACGCCAACTCTTCTAGAATTTCTTCTGTACCACAAGTGCAGGGGCCGTCATCATGTACTGCGCAAAATTGCATATGCATTATTTTCTCCTTGATGCTCTCATGTTATCAACGAGGTTAGGGTATGGGCGCCCAGCTTTCTTAGCCGCTGCTTTGGCAGATGCCTTTTTTGCAGGACTTAACTTCTTGTGCTTTTTGGCAGGGTTGGGACTATCCCATACTTGTCCACCTTCAGCAAATTGCGTGAAGTCAGTATTGTCCCGGCGTGGCTTCTTAACGGCCGTTGGCATTTTGGAGGGGTTTATGTCCCCCATTCCACGGCTGGCTCTCATACCATCTTTCCACGGGTTTTACCCCGTTGGGCACAGCCATCAGCTCTTTTGGAAGCACTGGTAATTTTACCACCCGCTGCTTTTTTGACTGGCGCCGAAGCACTGTCAATGTCTTGCGGTGGCTTACCCTTTTCAGCGGTAAAAATACCAGCATCTTGCTTTTTTTCGTAGTCTGCAAGCTCTTTGGCAGTAGGACCGCCCTGCTTGCCACGCCCTGCGCCAGCATTGTATTCAGCCATGATTTACCCCTTTAGCAGGCCATGCCGCCCTTACCCATTTTTACCATCTTGCCTTTGGTCTTGCCTTTGGTAGCAATACCATCGCGGCTAGGAGCTGCAGTTTTTACGCTGCCCATAGCAGAGGCTTTGACACCACCACCTTTTTTCATGCCCATCATGCCGCTTGGGGCTGGAGCTGAAGGAGCCATAGCGCCACGTTTTTTAGCGGCCATCATTGCCATCATTTTGGGGTCCATCTTTGTAGCCATATCACCACCTCTTGAAAATGTTTTGCCTTTGTCGGCGTTGCTGAAATCTTTACCCACAGATTGTGGGACTCCTACTTTCTTGGCGAACGATGGATTATGGGCCACCGCCTCCATGAATCTGTGCTGTTTCTTACTTGTTGACGGCATCTTTATGTGCCCACCGTTGTACGGTATCAGTTTCCCAGATGCGGATAACCATCCACACAATGGTCAATACACCGCCAATAAGTGCTACCAAGGGCGTCATCCACCCTAAGAAACCACCAAGGCCCATTACTACGGCAGCG